ATTAAGTTATCTGTTAGAATTCTATCAGTATCAACGTCTAATTTTGGCTTAGTATTTAAAACAGTTGGTTGTGCTTGATGACCAATTAAATCACTTTTCTTTGTATATTTTCTTTTAGTTTGTTCTGTTTTATCAGTTGTCTTCTCTTCTGGCATCTGTTAATCTCCTAGAATATAATAAATCCATCTTGAATATTTTTATAATGCTCTCACTCTTCTTGTTCTTGTTGAGTTCTCTTTAAAGGCTTTAATGAACCATTTAATTTTAGTAATTCATTCTCAAAGTCTTCCATATATTTTTGTCGTCTAAGATTATCATTTTCTTCCTCAGCATTTGCTTCAGTGGTGGCATTTAATTGCTCACCATAATCTTTGGCATACTCAACAGCATATTTACTTGCTAAGAATGTAGCACCACAAAGAGCATCAGCTTGGTCTTTTGATCCATATTTACCATTTTCAGGGTGGTTAATATGTCCATCAGATTCACGCTCTAGTTCTAGTAACTCAGTAGTTAATAAATCACATTTATTATATATTTTAATTCGTCTTTCATAAATTGCAGTTTGTAAATATGCATATGGAAGACAAACTTTTCTCTTACCATCTATTGATGTAGTTCTATCTACTGATAGTATTTCGGTCTCAAAACCATCACTTCTTAACTCCTGTAGAGTTGCAGTAGACTGATAAGTATCGGCTGAGATCTTCTTAATATTAAATCCTTGCTCTCTCAACCAATTTATAAATAATCTATTTTTTGTAAATGAAACTCTTGCACCTTTAGGAGCTTGAATTGAAACTGAGAAAGCTAATTTAAATGATAAACTTCCGGCTTCAATACTATTCTCTAAATTTACCAATTCCATATCAGATTCATTTCCAGTTAATATAGGTTTTGAAGTAGCTTCTTTTCCTGTAATCCAAACACCTGCAATACCAGTTTTATCCTTACTACTTGACATATCGAGATGAATAAATAATGGACGTTCCATATCATCTTCGCTAACTTTCGTCAAGTCGAAGAAGTTAGAATATTGTAATAAATCTTCAGCTTTATCGCCAACTTCAATTACATCTCTAATAAATGGATTGCTGTAAGTATCAGTCTTAGCTGCAGCTAATCTTATACCAGAAATATATTTTAAAGTAGATGCAGTTGCAATACCAATAATAGAACAGATTGCTTCATCAAGGTTTAATTGGAAGGTATCTAAGTATCCAATCGGAACTTGCCACATTGTATAACCTTTTTTAACATATTCATCTATTTGTTCTGGAGTAGCATCAAGAGGCGGTAAATCATTTGCTAATAATTTATCCCCAATTGCAACTCAGAATTTTTGGGGTGAATCTTTTCTTGAGTCTACAACCCATTGTGGCTCATCTACAATTAATGTATTTTTAGATTCATTTTCTTTTTTATTTTGAATATAAGCTTCTAGGAATGATTGTTCACTATCCTTAGATGATGCAATAATATTTAATGTTGGTAAATAAGTTCCACGCATGAAACGTGATTTCATACGGGCATCAACTTGGGTAATGATTTTCATCATTCTCTTCTTTTGCTTTGTTGGATCTTGTACTAATGAGAAGTTAACTTCATCTGTAAAATTCATGAACAAAGCACGACCTATGATTTGGTTATTACTTGAAGCACAAATTAATTCAATATGTTTTTCAGGTACATATTTAAGGTTTGTACTACCATGCATTTCACCGTGGCTCATAAACCATTCGCTAGCTAAAACCATCTGGTTTAACTTATCTAATGCAACACCTCTTGCATTTTCTAGTGTTATATTCATCATTGATATTGATAATTTATCAATACTTTGCATTCCAAAATATTGATAAGGATCTTTTAGACATAATAGTCTATATAACATATATAACATTGCTACAACTGCAAATGTTGATTTACCAATACCGATAGCGCCTGTTAATACAACAGTATTATAAGCAGTTGATGTATTAGTTGGGAAAAGCTCTTCTAGCTTAGTCTCTCAATATGGGAATAATGTGAATCTTCCTTCTGAGTCATATAACGCATTTCCTAGATATTTTCTATCATGTAAGAATGTATGAATGTCAACTGGGATTTCATCTCAGTCAGCATCAATTAAACAGTTATATAGATCAGATGTTCCATCAGTAGCATATTGTTGTAAAATCTCTAAAGCTAACTTACGTTCTTCAGGAGATAACTTATTAAATTCTTCTAAGTCAAATTCTGGCATCATAGAATTTCTCCAATCAGCTACATAATATATTATACAATATTATGTAGATTTCTTATTTTCATCAGATTCTTCCTCGGAATCCTCGTTTTCTCCAATATCAATAGGATTTTCTGCTTCTTGTTTTTCAGCTTCTTCTGCTGCTTCTGCTTCTTCAGCGGCTTTCTTATTTGCAGCATCAACTTCATTAGCAGCTTTTTCCATATTTTTCTTATTTGGATCTTCTTGTTGCTTAATATCATCTTCTTTAGCTTTTTGCTCAGCTTCAAGCTCATCAGCATAAACAGGGTTGATATTAGAACCTTTCTTAAATTTACCTCTATTTTTACCATATTCATTAATTGCATCAATAAATGAACTACTAGTTTCAAGAGTTTCTTCAACTTCTTCTTTTCCTAAAATATCTTGTCTTGCCATTTCTTCAGCATCACAACCGTATAGTTTAGGGAATATTAATTTTAAGAATGGTTTTTGCATTTTCTCAGACATGTAATGTAAATAATTATTTATAACTGAAGCAACTTTCATCATCCAGTCACCATTTGCCAACACTAATAAAGAGTGTTTACAACCTCTTCCTTTATCATCATTAGGGTTAGCTTTATTTTTACCAGGACCTGGATCTTGCGAAGTATCTAATGTTGAGACACCATGCATAATATTCCAGTGAGCATAGTTATATAAATGGTCTGGACAGGTACAATTTATTTTAACATCAGCAGTATTGAACACTTTTGTTAGAGCTTGAATAATAGTTCTAAATTCTAATTTGTAATTATTAACTTTTATATTTCTAGCAATCTCAGCAACTACACCCTCAATTCTAACTGTTACTCGATAAGAATCAGTTTCTCCAATTACTGGAATTTCAACTTCTAATATATCTTGCTTAAATAAAGCATTCATATCTATATTATTATATTGCTTAACATTAGCAGCAATTTTAGAGTATTTTTTTCTATCAAATCTATTTTTTCCATGTGATTGATCTTTATACTCTCCTGCATTTCTTGAACTTGCTGCAAGTTGTGTACGAGTATCTTCTTGCAATTTTATGAATAATTCTTTTTTTGACATTACATACACTCCTTAATTCTTCTTAAAACCTAGTTTATTTGAGTTTTAAGACACTTTTATAATAATATAGTAAATTTATATTAAGCCAAAATAAAAGCCAAAAATAAGCAATTTTAAACAATATTTTTAAAACTCGTATAATTTAGCAGATAAATTTAATAAAAATAAAAGACCTAATTAATAGGTCTCTTTATTAAAACGGATTATTTTTTACTTGGTCTTGCATTCTAAGGATTTCTGCTTGCTCTTCTGCAGAGATTTCTGGAGTGTCAAAATCGCAGAAATATTGGAAAGGTTCGCTTTCAGTCTTAGCAACTTCTGGTGCTGGAATAGTGGTATCAATTACTTTTCTAGCTGGAGCAGCAGGTGCTGCAAAAGTTACTGGCTCGCCATCTACTAAACCATCGTTTACAACAGGTGGCTTTACATCTGATACTGGATCAGCTTTTTCTGCAGAAGTTACTGATAATACTAACTCTTCTTCTAATGATTCATTTTTCTTTTCAGCAATCTCTTCCTCAGTTGGAACTTCTACATCATTATTTTTATCTAAGAATGCTTGTAAACGACCAACTGCAATTAAATAAGCATCTCTTATATCGCTTAGACAGTCAGCTACTACTTTTGTATTTGCATAGCTATCTTTAATACCTTTAATATCAGTTTCTAAAATTCCAATTTTTTCCCAAGCATCTGCAATATATGTAGTAAGAAATGATGTAGGTA